GGATCTTCTTCACGTTTCACTCTCCTTTCTGGGAGAAGATAGTGGTCGGTAAGTCTTTGTAAATGATACAGAACTGTATGGATATTCTTAAAAAGGAGTGATTATGTGGCTAGAAAGAAACAGACAGAGACTAACATGTCTGACCGAATTGTACGAAGACCTGCCCTGACTCCTGAGGCCAGGGAGAATCAGCTTATTGCAGAAGCGATTGACCTGGTTGAGCAAAGAATACTTAACGGTACTGCATCATCTCAGGAGACAACTCATTTTCTTAAACTCGGATCTACAAAAGCCCAGTACGAGAAGGAAGTATTAAAAATGCAGAGAGACTTGATGCAGGCCAAAATAGATAACATCAAGAGTTATGAGAAGAACGAGGAATTCCAGCAACAAGTTATCGAGATGTTCAAGAAGTATTCAGGTGAAGAAGATGATATATAGAACATATTCAGAATTGATTCATATTCCAACTTTTGAAGAACGTCTTGAGTATCTAAGACTTGCTGGAAAAGTTGGGAATGATACTTTTGGGTTTGATCGTATATTTAATCAGATGTTTTATAGATCAAAAGACTGGAAAGATACACGGCGTAGAATAATTCTAAGAGATTCTGGCTGTGATTTAGGATTGACTGATCGACTTATCATCGGAAAAATTCTTGTTCACCATATGAATCCAATATCTATTGATGACATTCAAAATGAAACAGAATACCTGTTAAACCCTAACTATTTAATTTGCGTTTCACACGATACACACAATGCTATTCATTACGGCACTGAAATACCAAAATCGAGTGAACCAATAATTCGGACACCAAACGATACTTGTCCATGGAAGAGGTGATCATATGGAAGATAGTATACTTAATACCATAAAGATTCTCGTAGGTATCGAGCCAAGTGACGATGCGTTCGATATGAATCTGATTGTACTGATTAATTCTGCAATCATGACACTTCGTCAGATAGGTGTCGGTCCACAAAATGGATTCTCTATAACTGACTCATCAGCCACATGGTTTGATTATATTTCAGACATAAAATTGTATGAAACAGTGAAAGAATACATCCATCTTAAAGTGGCTATTGTCTTTGATCCACCAACAAGTTCTTATGTAATGGAAGCAATGAAAGAACAGATCAAAGAATCCGAATGGCGATTACAGAACGAAAAAGAAGAATTTGAAAAGGAGAGACAATCATGAATTACACTTTTACATTTACTGAGCAGGAAGCAAATTATATGTTACAGTCATTAGCAGCAAGACCTTATGGTGAAGTAGCACCATTGATTTCAAACCTCCAGAAGCAATTACAGACGCAGGCACATCCGGAAGGAGAAACTGAAAAAGAAAAATCCTCTCAGGAAGAATCCTAAGAGGACTTTATGAAAATACTATTTGAAATTGAGACTGTTATTTACGGTAATTGTAACAGTACGACCATCAATGGATAATGTTTCACCCTCTTTTATAGAAAAGTGATAATTGGCATCCTCTTCTTCATCTGCTATTTCAGAAAAAGAATAGTAGATACCCTTAGGACCATTACCACTAATGTCTATATCCAAATCATCATCTCCAGCTGGTGAAAATACATCATATCCTCCAACCGGAATATCTATACCTCCTATATATGTACCAGGTAAAAGCTCACTTGATTTATTGATATTTCGATCAACTACTTCTTGCGTTACATCCGTGAACAGCTGCGTAATCTCTTCATCAGAAAGACTCTTCAAATCAAGATCATATGCATATCCAATTGTGGACATAGCGATGGCCGCTGATATAGTTGTAATTATAATTGATTTTTTCATTTTATAATTCTCCTATTTTTTCTTTTTATTGTTCTTCTTAGAGAATAATTTTGGAATTTCATTTTTAACAGAATTCAAAATGACATCTTTCAAAGGCAAAAGATCAGTCGCGTGTTCAGCTCCGAACATAGCCATTTTTTGATTATGACTTTCCAATCCACCATTTTCCTTGATGAAATGAGCTTGTGCAGCAGAACCATTTACTCGTTTACCGTTTTTATTTACATAGCTATATGCCATAACACTAATCCTCCGAATTAGTTTTATTGTGTATATCCATATATTACCAGTCTCAATATTACATGTCAATACGAGGTAGAAAATGATTTACATTGAATCAAATGAATTATACCACCACGGCGTAAAAGGGCAGAAATGGGGCGTTATTCGTAAACGTCTCAAAACAGCAGGTCATGCTATATCTGCCGGTGGTCATAGTATAGCAAAAACGACTTTGCGTGGCAAAGCCTATGTCGATAAAGTTTTAGCTCAAAAAAAAGCAAAAAGAAAAGAAATACGAGATACTGTAAAAAATTCAAAACGAAAAGACACTAACAAAATGAGTGATGCAGAACTTAGATCTGCAAGTGCCAGACTAAAATTGGAAAACGAATATATTCGTGAATATAATACTCGTTATCCAAAACGTAAGTCTAAAGTAGACAAATTTCTGGAAGGTTCACTGGAGAAACTTGGACGTGCCGGTGTGAGCAAGGTAGAACAATATCTCACAAAAGATATTGCTGGATATCAGCCATATATGCCAGATGCTTGGAAAACTGAAAATAGTGACAAGAAGAAAAAAAAGAAGAAGGGCAATAAGTAATGTTCTCTAACACCGCAACACCAAAGTATTATGGTGAGTTTCGAGAAAAGGTACTGCGTGGAGAAATACCAATCAACCAAGAAATTGAGATGGAAATGCACAGGATCGATGATCTGATTGCAAATCCAGGCGTTTATTATGACAGCCGAAAAGTCGAAGGTTGGATTTCTTTCTGTGAAAATGAACTTACACTTACTGACGGCTCTGATCTACATCTACTTGACTCATTTAAGTTATGGGGTGAACAAGCACTTTGTTGGTATTATTTCCTTGATCGTAGCGTTTGGGATCCAAAAGAAAAACGATATGTTAAAAAGACTATCAAACGCCGGTTGATAAACAAACAGTATCTCATTGTCGGACGAGGTGCAGCAAAATCATTATACGATACTGCTATGCAGGCATATGGTGTCACAATAGATACCAGCACAACAGACCAGATCACAACTGCTCCAACCATGAAAATGGCGGAAGAGGTTATCAGTCCATTAAAAACTGCAATGGCCAGAGCCAGAGGACCAGTATTTAAGTTCCTTACTGAAGGATCAGTCCAGAATACTACAGGTCTAAGAGCAAATCGACCCAAATTGGTTTCTACCAAAAAGGGTATAGAAAATTCTATCACCAATTCTCTAATTCGAATACTCCCAATGCGAATTGATAAGCTTCAGGGTCTACGGTGTAAGTACGTCACTATTGACGAATGGCTATCCGGGGATGTTCGTGAGGATGTTGTAGGTGCAGTTGAGCAGGGTGCAAGTAAAATTGCAGATTATCTAATCATTGCTACCAGCTCAGAAGGAACTGTTCGAAATGGCTCCGGTGATACAATCAAAATGGAGTTAATGAAGATACTGAAGGGTGAGTATCAAAATCCGCATGTATCTATCTGGTGGTACAAACTCGATTCAATAGATGAGGTTGGCAACCCAGAAATGTGGATGAAAGCCAATCCAAATCTTGGACTTACAGTATCATATGAAACATATCAGCTTGATGTTGAAAGAGCGGAACAGGCACCATCAACCAGAAATGATATTCTGGCTAAAAGATTTGGTATACCTCTTGAAGGGTATACCTATTATTTTACTTATGAAGAAACTTTATGTCATCGAAAAAGAGAATATTGGAAACTCCCGTGTACTATGGGAATTGACTTGTCTCAAGGAGATGACTTCTGTGCGTTTACATTCTTATTCCCATTGCGTGATGGTAGTTTCGGTGTAAAAACCAGAAATTACATTTCGTCTTATACTCTTCAAAAATTACAGCCATCTATGCGAGTTAAATATGAAGAATTCATGGAAGAGGGTTCCCTTATTGTCTTGGATGGAACAGTCTTGGACATGATGGAAGTTTATGACGATCTATATGAGTTCATTCTCAAGATGGATTATGCAGTCTTAGCCATTGGATTTGACCCATACAACGCCAAGGATTTCATTCAGAGATGGCAACACGATTGGGGCCCACATGGGATCGAAAAAGTTATCCAAGGGGCAAAGACAGAGAGTGTACCGCTTGGCGAATTGAAAAAACTAGCTCATGAACGGCTGTTGCTATTTGATGAGGAACTTATGACATATACAATGGGTAATTGCATCACCATTGAGGATACAAACGGCAATCGGAAGCTTCATAAGAAAAGATATGAACACAAGATTGATGCAGTAGCAGCGCTTATGGATGCTTATGTGGCTTATAAACTGCATCGAGATGAATTTTGAGAGGATGATTGATTATGCAATATATTGAAAAGTGGAAACAGCATATGCAGAAGAACTTCCAGAATGTAAAAGTAAGTGATGTTGATCCAGCGGTGCGATCTTCAGGAAAAGACTATCTTTATCTGTTAATGAAAGGCTAGGAGTATCCCATGAAACAAAATCTTAGAACCAGATTCAAGAATGCTTACAATGCATTTACAAGTAGAGACCCAACAACAGAATATACTTACGAATCGGTTGGTGTGGGTTATGGATTGCGACCCGATAGAGTACGCTTCACCAGAGGCAACGAACGTTCAATAGTGAATGCTATATTTACCAGAATCGCTATTGATGCATCAAGTATTGATATTAAACATGTTCAGTTAGATAAGGATGGACGGTATAAGGAAGACCGTAATTCAATGTTGAATAATTGCCTTACCTTGGAAGCAAATATCGACCAGACTGGTAGAGCTTTCATTCAGGATGCAGTTATGTCAATGTTTGACGAAGGATGTATAGCATTGGTTCCTATCGACACTGATGATGATCCTTATGATACTTCAGGATTTGATGTCGGGAGTATACGAACTGGAAAAATTGTAACATGGTTTCCGGATAAGATCAGAGTGCGAGCGTACAACGAACAAACTGGTCAGCATCAGGAAATCATTGTTAAAAAAGAAAACACACCAATTGTTGAAAACCCATTCTATTCGATCGTTAACGATCACAATTCTGTCCTGCAACGATTGATTCACAAGCTAAATATGCTTGATTTTATCGACCAGCAGAGCAGTTCTGGGAAACTGGATATGATTATCCAGATGCCCTATTCAACTAAATCCCCAACTCAAAAGGCACTGGCCAACAAACGTAAAGCGGATATCGAAGAACAGCTTTATAACAGCAAATACGGGATTGCATACATTGATCCATCAGAGAAAGTTACTCAATTAAACCGATCAGTCGATAACAATCTGTTACAGCAGTGTAACAACCTTTCTGAGACTTTATATAGCCAGTTAGGTATTACACAAAGTATCTTGGACGGAACCGCTGACGAAAAAACTATGAGTAATTATTATTCACGGACGATAGAACCTATTCTTGCTGTTATCGCAGACGAAATGAAACGGAAGTGGTTGTCAAAGACTGCTCGAACACAGGGTCAGTCCATTATGTTCTTCCGTGATCCATTTAAACTGATTCCAGTTACTGAGATCGCTGAAATTGCAGATAAGATGACTCGTAATGAGATTATGTCTACAAATGAAGTACGTCAGCGCATTGGCATGAAACCATCTACGGATCCGAGAGCAGATGAGCTTAGAAATAAGAATCTTAGTGAATCAGCTGCATCCAATCAGCCTAATGCAGATACGAGTATAGCGGATTTAGCTAATCAAATTGAGGAGGAAATTCAAAATGGCGGATAAATATGATTTTGGGGCCTGGGCTACAAAGTGTGATATCCCATGCATGGACGGTCGAACTATTAAACCGAATGCATTTGCAGCTCAGGATGGTACAACTGTTCCAGTCATGTGGAATCATTTTCACGATGATCCTGAATTATGTGTAGGTAAGGCACTTTTACATAATAGACCAGATGGAGTCTATATGTATGGTTCCTTTAATGATACCGAAAAAGGTAAGGCTTGCCGAGAACTCGTTAAGCATGGTGACATTGTGGCAGTATCCATTAATGCCAATCATTTACAAGAGACACAGAACGGTGAAGTATTACATGGAAATATTAAAGAAGTCAGTCTTGTTCTTGCCGGTTCAAACCCAGCTGCAATGATTGATAAGGTTCTATGTCATGGCGACGATGGAAAATATCATGAAATGCCAGACACAGCCATTATCTATACCGGTCTTCCGTTAGAACTTGAGAATCTTGAACATTCTGACGATGAAAAGGATAGTAAAGACATGAACGATGACAATACAACTGATACTAATAAAACAGTAAAAGATATTCCAGGCATTTATGAATCAATGTCTGAAGAACAGAAAGCAGCTGTTAACGTAATCGTTGGACAGGTTCTTGCAGATGCAGGATTACTTGATGACGAAGAAAATGATGATGAGGAGGATAACGAAATGAAACACAATGCTTTTGACAATGCTGGAACCGCACCTGAGGGAAATGTTTTGACACATGCAGATGGTGTAGAAATTATTAATCGAGCAAAACAGACTCAGTGCGGATCTTTAAGAGCAGCTATTCACGAATATGAAGATGAACATGGTGAACTTATGCATGCTGCACCAACTTACGGATCTTTCCCAAGTAATATGATGACCGGCGGTGATACAGGTCTTTTCCCGGATTACAAAGATGTACGCCCTGGCGCACCAGAACTGATTCTGAGGGATCAGACCTGGGTCGGTTCTGTAATCAATGGTGTGCATAAACATCCATATGCTCGTATTAGAACACGTAACATTGATGCTCGAGCTAAAGAATTAAGAGCACAGGGATTTAAAAAGGGTGATAAGAAGGTTATGGAAGGTACGCTGGTGATGCTTCAGCGGCATACTGATCCACAGACAATTTATCGTGTCGATGCTCTGAACAGGGACGATATCATTGATATCGAAGATTTCGATGTTGTTGATTACCAGTATAATATCATGCAGTCCAATCTGTATGAAGAATTGGCAATGGCTATTATGGTCGGTGATGGACGAGAAATCAGTGATGAACACAAGATCTCTACAGAACATATCAGACCAATTTGGACTGATGGTGATTTATATACAATCCATCATGACATCGATCTGGCAGCTGCTAAGAAAGAACTGCAGGGCAGCGACACATCTATGTACTTTGGCGAAAATTATATTTTCTCTGAAGCATTCGTTACTGCGACTCTTTATGCAAGAGAGAAATACAAAGGCAGCGGAAATTTAGCACTGTATGCAACACCACACACCATTAACCAGATGCTCTTAGCAAAAGACCGAAACGGTAGACGTATTTATTCTGGTATTGACGAATTGAAATCTGCGTTGAATGTTAAGACTATTGTTACTGCAGAGCAGTTTGCTGGGCTTACCCGAACAACATCCGATAATAAGAAGAAAGAACTCCTTGGTTTATATGTAAACCTGGACGATTACTATGTTGGATGTGCGAAAGGTGGTAAGATCACTCGTTTCGAACAGTTTGACATTGATTTCAACCTGATGAAATATCTGATTGAAACCCGTCTGTCAGGAGCACTGACCAAATTATGGTCTGCAATCGCTATCGAGAAAGACGTGACTGCAGGTAATACAGAGGGTGAAGGTACAGTTTAAAAATAAGGAGAATTCAAAATGGTGAAAAAATATTGCGGACGTGTAGGGTTCGTAAAATATGAAGAGTCAAGCCCTGGTGTTTGGAGAACAATCGTTACTGAAAAAAAGTATCGAGGAGATGTACTTCAGAACCGGGCTAATATTAACCCTTCAGACAGCGTAAGTGACGAATTGCGACTCTCAAATCGAATCAGTATCATCTGTGATAGTTTCGCCATCGAGAATTTCCAGTGGATAAAATATATCGAATACCTTGGAACTATGTGGATTGTAAGTCTTGCCGAAGTACAACGGCCACGGGTGATCCTGACAATGGGAGGTGTGTATAATGGCGAGCAGGCTTGAACTTCATGAGTTACTTAAAGGACTATGCAAGAACGTATATTTTCAGGCGCCACCATCAGTAATGATGAAGTATCCGGCTATTCGATACAAAATATCTGATATTCAGAATACGTTTGCAGATAATGAGGTTTATGCACAATCACATGTGTATGAACTAACTGTTATAGATCCCGATCCGGACAGTGAGATTGTAGAGAAGATCTCCAAACTTCCGACGTGTAGATTTAACAGAAATTATGCTGCAGACAATTTGAACCATACCGTGTTTTTAATACATTTTTGAGGAGGAATAATATATGTCCAGAATGAAATGGGACGAAATCGGAAAGCGATTTTATGAAACTGGCGTTAGTAAAGGTGTTCTGGCACTTATGGACGCTGCAGGTACTTATCCAAAGGCAGTTCCTTGGAGTGGACTTACCAAGGTATCTGAGTCACCGTCTGGTGCAGAGGAAACGAAACTTTATGCTGATAACATCAAATATCTTGGTTTGATGTCTGCAGAAGACTATGGAGCAACAATCGAATGCCTCACATACCCTGATGAATTCAACGCCTGTGATGGTGCATCATCTATTGCTAAAGGTATTACTGTTGGTCAGCAGGATCGTGTCAAATTCGCATTCTCTTATCAGAGTAAGAAGGGCAATGACGTTTCCAGTGATGCTGGTTATATTATCTATCTAATTTATTGTGCACAGGCTAAACCATCCAATAAAGATCATGAAACAGTAAATGAAAGTCCGGCAGCAACAACTCTGTCCTATGAAATTTCAACAACTCCAGTAGAAGTCGGTGTAGATGGAATTAAGCCAACTGCATGCTTGAAGATTGATTCTACATTAGTTGATAAAACTGAATTAGCTGCCTTCGAGAAGGTACTTTATGGTGATGAAACTACGGAACCAAGCATTCCACTTCCATCTGCCGTACTTGAACTGTTTCCAAAGAGCAAAGAGGCTTTAACTGCATCTTAAAATAAGTAAACAATATATATTGAGGCGCTGGGTGTATCCTGGCGTCTCTTTTATTTTTATGAAAAGGAGAAATATTATGTTAACTAAAACAATCCCATTTACAGACTTTAATGACGTAGAACGAAAAGAAGAATTTTGTTTTAATCTGACAAAATCCGAAATTATGAAACTTGATCTCACAACTTATGGCGGATTATCTGCACGTTTACAGAAGATCATTGATTCCCCTGATATTCCAACACTTACCGGGATCTTTGAAGATTTTATCATGAGATCTTACGGCGAAAAGAGCGACGATGGAAAACACTTTGACAAAGGTGAGGATTTCTCTTTATTTAAGAAATTCAAAACTACACCAGCGTACGATATTTTATTCATGGAATTACTTCAGGATTCAAATACAGCAGCTGATTTCATACTTGGGATTTTACCAAAAGATGTTCGTGCACAGTTAGAGGCAACTCCCCAGTATCTGGAACTTACACAAAAATAAGAAAATAACAGGCGGTGATGAGAATGTTGACAATTATAGTGCCTGCCAGAGAGTGGTGGGATGAAGAAAAAGAAGAGTTTGTCCAATTATCAAAGGATCAGAGACTTACATTGGAACATTCTCTCATTTCCTTGTCAAAATGGGAACGAAGATGGCATAAGCCCTTTTTATCTAAAGAGCCTAAGTCCATGGAAGAAACCATTGATTATATAAAATGTATGACTTTGAACACTTGTCCAGAGATCGTATATGAGTGCTTAACACCTGAGAATTTCAAACAAATAGATGAATATATAAATGATTCGATGACAGCTACTATATTTTCTGAGGAAACATCAAATAGCAGCAGTAATAGCCAGTTTATCACTAATGAATTGATCTATTATTGGATGTTATCACTGAATATTCCTCATGAGTACGAAAAATGGCATCTTAATCGTCTAATTACACTGATCCGAATTACCAGTGTTAAGAATCAACCACCGAAGAAACGAAGCACTCAGGAAATAGCAATGAGTAATAGAGCCTTAAATGAGGCGCGAAAACGAGAATGGGGTACTAAAGGATAATGATTACACTTTCGTCAAAAGGCGATTTTTCGAAGTTGAACAATTACCTTGAAAAACTGAGAGAATCTGCAAAAGTTGGAATACTTGATAAGTATGGTAGAGCCGGTGTAGAAGCATTATCTGCAGCAACCCCGGTAGATTCTGGATTGACTGCAAGTTCCTGGTATTACGAGATTGAACATAGTGATACCGGTGCATCAATCAGTTTCTTTAATTCAAATGTAAATGAAGGAGTTCCAATAGCCATTATTTTGCAATATGGTCATGGCACTGGAACTGGAGGCTGGGTAGAAGGACGAGATTATATCAATCCTGCTATTCAGCCTATTTTTGACCAAATTGCTAATGACGTTTGGAGGGAGGTCACCAAAGTATGAGTTCTGGATCTGTAGTGGATGAACGAGTTGTCCGACTGGACTTTGATAATGAGCAATTCGAGCGAAAAGTAGGTGTATCCTCTAAAACAGTAGAAAAGCTGAAGCAGAGTTTGAATTTTGACAATACGAATAAGAAACTACTTGCCCTTAATGATGCGGCTAAGAAGATGGACTTCGCTCCAATCAGTACAAGTATAGATTCCGTCAAAATGGAGTTTTCAGCATTGCAAGTGGCTGCAGTAACCGCAATGTCCAGAGTTACAAATGCGGTTATAGATACTGGTAAAAATCTTGCATACAAATTTAATATTGAGCCTATCACTTCTGGCTTACAGGAGTATGAAACTCAGATTAATTCTGTACAGACAATCCTTGCAAACACGCAGGATAAAGGTACTACCCTAGATCAGGTTAATGCAGCTCTTGACGAATTAAATCACTATGCTGATATGACCATTTATAATTTTACCCAAATGACAAGAAATATTGGTACATTCACTGCGGCAGGGGTAGATCTGGAAACATCAGTAAATGCAATTCAGGGTATTGCAAACCTTGCCGCAATATCAGGTTCAAGCTCGCAACAGGCATCTGTAGCTATGTATCAGTTATCACAGGCATTAGCGACTGGTACTGTTAAGTTACAGGACTGGAATTCAGTTGTAAATGCTGGTATGGGAGGTCAGGTATTTCAGAATGCCTTGAAACGAACAGCAACAGTAATGGGTACCAATGTAGATGCATTAATTGAAAAGTATGGGTCTTTCAGAGAATCATTAACACAAGGTAACTGGCTCACTACAGACGTACTGACAGAAACCCTTGGTCAGTTTGCAGGAGCATATGATGAAGCAACACTGTTATCTAAAGGCTATAGCAAAGAACAGACAGAACAGATTCTTCAGATGGCGAAGACTGCCACGGATGCAGCTACAAAAGTAAAGACATTCACACAGTTGATGGATACTCTTGGCGAAGCTGCTCAGTCAGGATGGACTGAAACCTGGGAACTTATCATAGGTGATTTTGATCAAGCCAAAACCATGTGGACAGGTGTTTCTGATGTGCTCAAGAAAGTGATCGGTAATTCTGCAAATGCCAGAAATAAACTCGTATCTAATGTGATGCAATCCAACTGGGACAAATTTGCAGCACAGCTTGACAAGACTGGTATCAGTATGGACGAACTTACTGATAAAATCCGTATTTCAGCTGCAGAAGCCGGATATGAAAATCTTGATGATCTTATCACCAAGTATGGTACTCTTGGTTCTGCATTTGAACATGGCGCACTGTCATCTGATATTTTGACAAATGCATTATCAAAAGTTAAATCTACAATATCTGATCTTGATAATGTCACAGCAGGTCTTGAATTTGGTTCTACCGGTGAAGATGTGTCTAAAGTACAGTCGGCTCTTGTAAGACTTGGATATACCTTAGAGCAATATGGTGTAGATGGAAAAATTGGAAGTGAAACAACAGCTGCTATAAAAGCATTTCAAGAAGCTCAGAATATTGATATCACAGGTATCATTGATGAACAGACATTAAAAGCTCTTAGAGATGCATCAGCTTCAACTCTTAAACTCACAGATGATCTGACGTCATTGGCGAGTCATGTAGACGAACTTGGCGGAAGATCCTTATTGTTAGAGTCGTTTTCTAATCTTTGGAAAAGTTTCTCTAAGATTACGGATAGCGTAAAATCTGGCTGGAAAGATGTATTTCCGGAAAGCACTGCCTCCAGAGCTGAACGAATTCTGAATGTAATTAAAGGATTTCATTCCTTCACAGAGACATTGAATCTCTCAGCTACTGACATGAAACGACTTCAAAAGTCATTTTCTGGAATGTTCTCTATTGTCAAGTTGATGTCTGATCTGTTCAACGGTGGACTTAAAGCTGGTAGTACATTTGCAAAAGCAATGTTTGGCGATATTGATATAGACGTGATCGATATTGCAGAACATCTTGGTAATGGAGTGCAGACATTTACAGATTGGATCCGTCAGACGAAGCTGGCAACTGATGCCACCACAAAACTAGCCCCAGCAATTCAAAATGGAGTTAAAAACTTCAAAGAATGGGCTAGTGAACTTGATGTAGTAGAAGAGGCCAAGTCATTCTTTGAAAATGTGAAAACGTCTTTGGAAGAGATATCCGGTATGGGTGATAGCTCGATCGGGGATAAGATTGCAGTTATTAAGAATCGCCTTGAAGAATTAGGCGGTAATAAACTCGCAGTAATTTCTCAAGGATTCTTGGATTTCGGATCTGTAACGAAGTCTACATTTATGGAGATACCTGGATTTATTGATGGTGGCATTGAAAAGTTCCAAGAATTTGTTGAATATGTAAAATCTTTAGGTGGTGTTACTAAAGACAACATCGGAAAAGTTCTTTCTAAGTTCAATGAAACTATTGGTGAATACATCATCAAAGCAGGCAATACATTTACAGAATTAAGTGATGCAGTTGGTAATGCAAAGGACAAAATCAGTGATCATGTAGAATCTTTACTTGGGATTGGAAATAAGATCAAAGGCATATTTAAAGCTATTGGTGATTTTGCTGACGATCATGAAATTGGAAAGAAACTTATTAATGGCGCTATTGTCATAGGTATGTTTACTCTAAGTTTCAAATTACTACAGTTTGTAACCAATATTTCATCTATTGGAAAATTGTTGTTAGGTTATGCGAAGCAATTCGCTGATGTACGATTAGCAAAAGATAAAGCTGAAGTATGGGAACAGCGAGCAAAGACGTTCCGCATTATGGCTGAATCAATCCTTATGATTGCTGGAGCGTTAGCACTTGTATCATCTATACCTACGGATCAACTTATAAAATCCGGAATTGCACTTGGGGTTGCACTTGCAGCATTAGTTGCGGCTCTTGCTGGAATGGAATTAATAAATAAGTATATCGGTAGCGGATCTTCAAAGTTAGCTTTAACGCTTCTCAGTTTAACAGGATCAATAACATTGATCGTAGTAGCATTGAAAGCTATGGAATCGTTGGACCCAACAAAAGTAAACGATAATGTTGCGGTACTTGCTAAACTAGTAGCAGGATTATTGATCGTTGCGTTCGTTATGAGTGAATTTAAAAGTTCTGGAAGCAATAAGTTTGATCCGACACTAGCAGTGAATATGCTGGTATTTGCAACGAGTATGATCATCATCGTTAAGGCTCTCAAAGAACTGAATTCCTTATCCGGAGATATGAACCAGCTCATCATCAGTTGCACGTTGCTTGCTGGTCTTATGATAATTCTCGGATTGGTAACTACCCTGATGGGCAAAATGTCATTTTCTGGTGGTATGGGTGTTCTTACTACAGTAGTGAGTATCAAAATACTTATAAACATTCTTCGAGATATTGTAGACATGGATTTGAGTGGACTGAAAGGAAAAATGGGTGAACTCACTACAATATTCGGATTGCTGATTTTACTTATGGCATCTACGAGATTGGCTGGTAAACATGGCGCGGCGGGAGGCATTGGTGTCTTAGCAATGGCCACAAGTATCTATATGCTTATCGGTGCCATTAAATTACTAGGGGGAATTGATTCGGGTACACTTAATAAAGGTGTTCAAGCGGTCACTCAATTAATGTTAATCATGGGTATCATAACTGCATTATCCGGTTTAGCCGGTAAAAATACGATCCGAGCTGGTGCACAATTACTGCTCCTGGCTGTAACTATAAGTGCACTTGCCCTTGTTATCGGATACTTGTCTAGTATAGATTCAGCAGGCTTAAACAGAGCATTGCATGTAGTAACGAGACTTGTTGCTGTGTTTGGGGCGCTTATGGTTATAATGAACCTCACCACGATTTCAAAAAATATCAAAATGGGACCGATACTATCCATGACAATGCTAATAGGAGTTATGGTTGGATCTCTGGCCTTATTGGCACATCTCGATGCAGATAAATTAAGCGGGGCTGCAGACGCATTGATATCTGTATCGACTGTATTTGCAGCACTTGCCATAGCCATTGGTTTCATGAATAAATTATCGCCAAACCTAAAAACAACTGTAGTATCCCTTGTGGCCATAACAGCAATTCTTGTAGCGGTAGCAGGCGTTGTGGCGTTAATTGCTAAATTTGCAAATGTTGAAACCTATATTTCAATAGCATTTGCACTGGCTAATTTAATGAAAGCACTGTCTGTATTTACTGTTGCAACCGCATTATTAGGTGTAGGTGCAGACGGATTTGCAGCTCTGCTCAAGGTACTTCCTATGATTACAGTAATCGGCTTAATATGCATCGGCATAAATGAATTAATGTCATTGATTGATGCTGGAGCTGGTGAATGGGTATTCGATAAACTGAAATCATTCTTTACCGGTATTGGTGAACTTGTTGGAAGTATAGTAAACGGTATAGTAAATGTATTCACGCCAGATGTCGAAGGCATTGGAAAAGGTCTTTCCACGATGGTTGAGAGCTTGAAACCATTCTGTGAGAATGTTAAAAGCATTGATGATTCAACTGTTAGTGGCGTAAAAAATCTTGTTGAAGCTATGATGGCGATTACGGCAGAATCCTTGTTTGACAGAATTGCATCCATTGGTGATGACCAGACTTCCATTGAACGATTTGCAAATAATCTTTCAGCTTTTGCGGATGCGCTCATTGATTTCAATGATACTGTATCTGGTACAACATTCAACACTGACAAGATAAATCAGGCAACTGAAGCTGGTACTGCAATAGCTGAGATGGCTAACTCTATCCCTACAACCGGTGGAGTATTGCAGTGGTTTATGGGTGAACATGACTTTGGTAAATTCTCGAACAATCTTACAGGATTTGCAAAGGGCATCAATTCATTTGCTACAATAACATCTCATGGAACCTTTGATTCAAATACAACGACCATGGCTACCGAGGCTGGCAAAGCAATCGCTGAGATGGCCCAATCCATTCCAAACAGTGGTGGCGCTTTACAGTGGCTTATGGGTGAGCATGATCTTGGGAAGTTTGCAGAGAATCTTACTGGTTTTGGAACCGGTATCGTTGGATTTGTAAATGCATTAAAAGATGGTAGCTTCAATTCTGATAATGTGACTGGTGCAATGTCCGTGATAAGTAGACTAGCGAATGTGAATGAGACACTTACGAATAGTAATGAAGTGTCATTACAATCGTTTACAGGATCATTAAATAAAGTTCAGGAACATCTTTCTAAATTCATCGAATACATCCAAACTATTGATGTAGGAAGCGCTGAAACTAACATTGCTAACATCTTGCAACTATTTAAATCACTTTCGGAGGGCTTTACCTCAAATGGTACAGATCTGGAAACAGTTTCTGCATTAATGAATAATCTCACTCAGAGTATCAAAGACGCTCTTGCTGAATTTAGTGGAGATCAGTCTATCACTACATCAGCTCAAGGTGTACTTACAACATTTGCAGCTGGTATCACAGCGAACGAGGACCTCATTACGGATGCACTCTATAATGCAATTACATCTGCAGTTGGTAAGGCCAGCGTGAATGCAACGAATGATACCAATGTTCAGACCAGTGCAAACAAGCTGGCTCAGAATCTTGCTAATGCTATGCAACAGGAAAGCACTTCAGGATTAGCAACAGCCGGTGGAGATCAGGCCAGTGCAGCATTATCTGGTATTACTGATAAAGCAGATGATTTCACTACCGCAGGTGATACATTGATGTCCAGCTTGAATAAGGGACTTAGCCAGAAGCAAACCGTCATCAGAAATACCATGGTAAGAGCAGTTCGAATGGCTCTTGCAGGTGTTCGATCCTATGAAAACGCATCCTATAACTCAGGTTATAACTTCGGTGCAGGTTACTACAACGGTATGGGACGTTGGATCACACCGATTGCAAACAGGGCAGCTGAGATGGTACGAAATGCTATCAGAGCAGCTAACCATGCACAGCAATCTGCATCACCAGCGAAAAAGTTGGTCAAGGTTGGTAGATGGTTTGCACAGGGATATGCAAATGGTATCAAGGCAGATTCTAATCTTGCAGCTCAAGCCAGCTCAAGTATGGTTGATACTGCTATTGGTACAGTTCAGGGATCATTAGCTACTCTTGGATCTATGTTATCTATGGATCTTGATAATATCCAACCGCAGATTTCACCGGTAGTGGATATGTCAAATGTAACTCGAAGTGCCGGAATGATTAATGACATGTTGTCATTCGATGATAGTCTCAGTGTTATGACAGATCTGAGAGCAATCAGCGGAACTATGAACCGGTCTCGTCAAAATGGCGGTAATAGTGATATTATTGGAGAACTTCGTAAGTTGAGATCAGTAATGGAAAACATACCAGCAGGAAATACAACAAACATCAATGGTGTTACATATGATGATGGATCTGCAGTAGGTGATGCAGTTGGAACATTAATCAGAGCGATTGTTATGGAGGGACGAATGTAAATGGCAAAGTCATACGGAGTTAAAAATTTATCAGTGTCCCTCCAGATAGGGACTCAAAAGACACTTTATGCAAAATGGGCGGCTCCAAAGTTAACTGCCGCCCAAAAGAAATTCCTAAATGGATATAAAGTGGTATGGTATTGGGCTGCTTCAGGAAGCCCGTGGTATGAGGCATCGAGTTCTTCTGAATCAAGTACGAATTCTACCTATACGATGCCAGATAATGCCATTAAAGCCAAAATTACGGTTACACCAGTATCCAAAAAAACAACGAAATGGAAAGGTAGAGCGGTTAGCAAGGAATACAGTATTGATAAAACTACTCCTAATACTCCGCCAACACCATCTATCACAATTGATGGAATTACAGCAACGATAACCCTTGCAAATTATGATAGCGGGTTAAATAACGCAAATGTCACTATTGATATAGATATTGTAGAGGATGGATTAAGAGTGATCCAATGTTATGGACTTGGATACATAAATGGCAGTCTTATACTCACACAGTATCTTAGCTATGGTCACCGGTATACGGTTCGTGCAAGAGCATATAACACCAATGCCGGTATTTACAGCCTGGACTGGTCTAACTATTCAAATGAGTCCAAATCATATCCGTCAGCGCCAGCAGCTCTATATAACCCGGAGGTTCAGTCTGATTCATCAGTAAAAATCTCTTGGGCTGGTGTATCTGGAGCAGATAAATACACTATTGAGTATGCGACCGATCCAAATTACTTTGATGCTTCAGCTGGCAACGTATCATCAGTAACAGTCGAAAATGGAACAACTGCAATATTAACTGGTCTAGGCAAGGGATATACATACTATTTCAGGGTTAAAGCAGTCACTGACAATGTAGGTGAATCAGCATGGACAGGTCTTGTATCGGTTATTTTAGGTACAGTACCGGCGGCACCTACGACATGGTCATCAACATCAACTGCTAAAGTTGGAGAAAGTATGAAATTGTACTGGGTTCATAATTCCCAGGATAATTCAAGTCAGTCTCAGGCACAGATTCAGTTTACAATTACCAATAATGGTAAAACCACGGTGAATACAGTTACCTGGACAAATAATAGATCTGAGGACGACAAGGATAAGACTGTAGAATATCCGTTAGATACAAGTCCGTATACAAGTGGCGCAATAATTAAATGGAAAGTACGTACGAGAGGTATTTTACCAGATTATGGCGATTGGTCTGTCGAACGAGAGATTGACATTTATGCTCAGCCGACAATGGTGATCACGTCAGACATTCCAAATGAGGTTCTTACCACATTTCCAATCAAAATGGCGGGTGAAGCAGGCCCAGCAAGTCAGAATGCTATCAGCTATTATATTGAAGTTATTTCCAAATCAAGTTATGACTCATATGATGCAGTTGGGAACATCATACCAGTGTATCCCGGGGATGTCGTGTATTCAAAGCAAATAAATGCAAATGGCAATGCAGTAACCCTTGAATTAAATCCGGAAGACGTTGATTTGGAAGATGATATGTCTTATCAGATTCGATGTACAGTAGCTATGGATTCTGGTTTGACTGCAGAATCAAACATCATCGAGTTCACCGTTCAATGGGATGAGGCGAGTGTAGAAGTATTTGGAGATCCTGAATGGCTTGATGAAGATGCTGTTGCACTAATGATCTATGCATATTGTGAAAATGAAGATGGTGAATGTGATCCAAATTACACAATGTCAGTATATCGCAAGAGTTTTGATGGCAAGTATGTGGAGATCCAGTCAGGTATGGCAAACACAAGAAGTTCTCTGTGTGTAGACCCGCATCCACCATTAAATCAGGTGAGCTATCGTATAGTAGCAAAGTCAAAATGGACCGGTGCTATGCATTTCTATGATACTGATCCGTTCGAGCTGAACAAAACTGGAATCATTATCCAGTGGGATGACCAGAATGTCAACAGAACGATCCAGATTGATGAGGAGACAGAGACAGTTGCAGAATCAGATAAATTCAATGGCTCTATGGTAAAACTTCCATGTAATGTGGAAATATCGCCAAATCATGATCTGGATGTATCACTGATCGAGTATATCGGGAAATCACACCCAACAAGCTACTACGGTACACAGCTTGGTGAAACAGCCAGTTGGAATGCTGAAATTCCAAAAGATGATACTGATACTTTAGTGATGATTCGTAGACTTGCTGTCTATCTTGGAGATGTATACGTCAGAGAAACATCCGGTATGGGTTACTGGGCTCAGGTGAAAGTATCATATAGTCGTAAATACAATACCATGACAATCCCAATTACATTCAATGTAACCAGGGTCGAAGGAGGAAAATAGAATGCCCGATTGGACAAAATCTATGAAACAAACATTCGAGTATTTCGTAGTAGATCCTGGTACATGGAAAGATATCAAACCGTTAAGAACTGTGACAGGATCCACTATCTCATGGGATCTGGATAGTGAAACTCTCGGAAGTGCATCTATCGATGTTACTGACAATGTTGATGAATGTTATATCCGAACCTATTTGGTAACAATTCAAAATGGAGTAAAAGAGCGGTTCCCGTTAGGGACTGTCATGGTACAAACACCATCGTATAAATTTGATGGCCGAGTACGAACAAATACTCTCGATGCATATTCACCTCTGATTGAGCTGAAAGAAACCCAACCGGAGTATGGATATACTATCATGAAAGGTACAAATATTCTGGAAAGAGCGGGTCAGCTTACCAGAGAAAATGCTAGAGCGCCTGTGGTTACGACAAGTGGCGAAAAGACGTTGTATAGTGATTTTACAGCAGATGTGAATGATACGTGGTTATCATATCTTGGAGATTTCCTGTCGAATGCCAACTATCAGTATAGTCTGGATGAAATGGGTCGAATATTACTTGCCCCATATGTTCGAGTGGATGAGATGCAGCCAGTCTGGACGTTCACAGACGATGAAAATTCTATCTTTTATCCAGATATGTCAGTATCAAGGGACCTGTATGGTATCCCAAATGTAGTAGAAGTGGTGTACTCATCGGATGGACAGTATTATGTCGGACGGGCTGTAAATGAAGAATCAGGAAGCCCGATATCAGTAAAGAATCGTGGACGAAAGATTGTCTACAGAGAGACAAGTCCATCATTCACTGGGACACCATCACAAGCTCAAGTACAGGAGTACGCTGAAAATTTGTTAAAAAAGAAATCCTCATTGGAGTACACAGTTACTTATAAACATGGCTATTGCCAGAACAGAATAGGTGATTGTGTACTCCTTAATTATACCCGTGCAGGGTTAAATAATGTAAAAGCAAAAGTAACACAGCAGACTATCACATGTGAACCCGGATGTCCGGTAGAAGAGACTGCTGTATACACCAGAAACTTATGGAGATGATGAAATGGCAAAAATGTCAAATTCATTGGTGAAGCAATTTGCTAAAACCATCACTCAATCTGTTCCCCAGGAAAAATCAAAGTCCAGTAATGCACTTGGAACTTTGGTAAAAGAGGGGAACATTTTTTATGCAATGTTGGATGGCTCAACATTCCTGACACCAGTCTCCATGAGTATGTCTGGAGAAGAGGGCGACCGGGTATTAGTAACCATCCAGAATCACTCTGCTATTGTGACATCCAACATCACAGCACCTGGGGCTACAACAAAGTATGTAGAGAGAGTAGAGGCCGACCTTACTACTTTCAAAGATGTGACTGTAAAAAATCTTCTGGCTAATTATATCAGAACAGATGAGCTGGAAGCAAAAGTAGGTACATTCGGATATTTGAAAGTTGAAACAGCAGAAGCTACCTATTTAAAAACGGTCGAACTTGAAGCAAAGGTTGGTACATTTGGATATTTGAAATCTGAGCAGCTTGAATCAGAAGTTGCGAAATTTGGATATCTGAAGACTGGTGAACTGGCAGCTGATGTAGCAAAACTTGGATATTTGAAAGTGACTGATGCAGAAGCTACTTATTTAAAGGTAGATGAGCTTGAAGGTAAAGTTGGTACTTTTGGATATCTAAAAGTTAGCGAACTGGAAGGTGCCGTAGGTAAGTTTGGTTATCTTACAGCTGATCAGGCATCTTTAAAGTATGCTCAGATCGACTTTGCCAATGTGACCGGACAGGTAGTAGGCACATCGCTGATTAAGGATGGTGCTATTACAGATGCAAAGATTCTTGGGTTGTCTGCAAACAAGATTACTGCTGGTATATTGGATGCCGCTAAGATTACTGTAACTAATCTGAATGCTGATAATATTACTGTCGGAACACTTAACGGTAAATTAATCGGTACAGGATCAGTTGACTTGAACAAATTGGCAGAGGAAGTACCGACTAAAGAATATCTTGATTCTGTTCAAAATGGATTACAGGATCAGATTGATAAGTCCATCCAGACATATACAGTGACAGCTATTCCATTATTGAACAACGAACCGGCACAGGGTTGGGCTACAGAGGAATATCAGAAGCATGTTGGGGATATCTGTTATGTAGTAAATCCAGGTGGACAAGCTGATGGGTATACTTATCGGTTCGAAAAAGACGGTGATACATATGGTTGGTCATTGATCAAAGACTCTCAGGTCACAGAAGCATTGCAGAAACTTCTGAATGTAGATGGTGATCTGTCTGGTTTAAAATTGTTCCAGTCAGAGACCTCCTCATGGATCACAAAGACTGATTCTGAGTTAAGTTCAGTCAAGAGCCGAACTACAGCCATTGAAACAACATACAGCACTAAGGAAGAAGCAAAGAATCTGGCAGAAGATGCTAAGAATGGCGCTATTGACGAAGCAGCTAAAGATGCTACTTCAAAAGCAAACCAGGCTAAAACAGACGCTATTAACACAGCAGCTTCAGATGCAACCTCAAAGGCTAACTCAGCTAAATCAGAAGCTATATCAGCCGCTGCTAGTGATGCTACAAGTAAAGCAAACAGTGCCCTTGATAATGCCAAGAAGTATGCAGATGATGCTGTTGATGGTATTGAGATTGGTGGAAGGAATCTGTTACCGGGTACACATAAAACAGCAGTAACCATGACATATCCGGTTTCTGAATATGCTGATTATTGTAGCGTTATTACTACTACGCCCCTTAATGGAGAAACATATACATTATCATTTTGGGCGAAGTCAACCGTGAATGGAGATAGAATAGTTACTTATTTTTATAATCCTTCTAATGTCACAAGTTTAAATGGAAGCCAAGGTCAACATTCTACGACTGATATAAATGGTTATTGTCTATTTACATTAAGTACAGTCTTAACCAAATACTGGGTTACCTACACAATCCCTAAAAACGGAAATTTAACAAGAAATGTTATTATTCCAAGACTATTTGGTGGTTATGGAACAGGCGAAATTACAGTCCAATGGGAAAAACTCGAAAAAGGTACCAAAGCCACCGATTGGACACCAGCGCCAGAAGATATCGATCAGGCACTCAGCACCAAAGTTGAAACAACAACATTCAACGAAGTAAAGCAGACTGTAGACACCAATTCTGCTCAGATAACCCAGATGACCAAAACACTGGAACAGAAAGCAGATGGTTCTGCGGTTGAATCTTTACAGCAGACTGTTAACACCGTTCAGCAGACAGCTAACGAGAATGTATCAAAGATATCTCAGGTGACTCAGAGTGTAGAGAAGGCTCAGAGTGCAGCGGATGATGCGAATAATAAGATTGATATTGCAGAGAAAACCAGAACTGGCGGTAATCTTATAAAAAATGGATACGGGGAACTTCTTGATAATACAAACTTCAAAAATGGAACTTTTACAAGAGGTGACTGCCCAGATGGTTGTTATGGATACTTCACAAATGGAGAAACTGAAAAAATGCCATTCAATCCGAATCTTACGTATGAACTAGAATTTTATGTTAGATTACATAATGGTGCATCGGGGACTAATTATTTCTCAATTGTTCCGCATGATGTTGACGGATTACAGATCGGGTGTCATCACATATTATGGGATGATCCTAACTTATTTTATTTGAGTAAAGACTTAAAAAATGGTGATACTGTTGCACATTTTGTAGATCTCAATAAGTGGCGTTTAGGTACAGTGTATACATATCAGAGAGGTTTTTTAATATTTGGCTATAAAGATTCTACAGGGTACACATATCCAGACGGAACATATTCTAGGAACTACTATTCGAACATGTATACTGATGATTCATCGGTTGACAAGGTCAATAATATTATTACCTTGAGATCCCCATGGAAAGGCGGAACAGTTAAAACTGGCACTTGCATAGGTCACTCCTATGAAGGATCAACATATTGTTACTATGGACAGATTGGTTCATTAACTAATACAGATTGGAAGAAATGCACAAGTATATTTGAAGCAAATAATAATGGTCAAAGAGAAAGACGGTTACTGTATGCCAAATCAATCACAGTATGCTTATATAATAGTGTGGCAGATTATGCGAAGTTATATCTGGGCGAACAAAATAAATTGACACCTACTGTTGAGACCTTATCCAAACTTACCAACGAAGTCAAACAAACAGCTGACAGTAACTCCGCTAAAATTACTCAGATGAACCAGACGGTCGCTCAGAAAGCAGACGGATCCAAGGTGACTAAGCTGGAAGAACGAACCTCGTTGGTAGAGCAGAACCTTTCTGGTTTTAAGTCTGAAGTGAGCAGTACATATACTACGAAGACTGAGTTTGAGAATCTGGAGTCTACCTATAATTCATATGTTCAGCAAACAGACAGTAAGATAGCCGCCAAACTTGAATCTTCAACTTTTAATTCATTCCAAAATGGTGAGTATTCTAACTTCAAGAAATCCACTAATGAATTTATCGGAACATCTGAAGCCTGGGAAATGAGATGGAATAAGATATTCAACAGTGACAATGCTGCAGAGGATACATATCAGTCCTACATCACATTTCAAAATGGAGAACAGATTCTTGGAAATTCCAAAAGCAATATCAAACTTCATTTGAAGAATGATGTTATTCAGTTTGAGGATTCAAATGGGAATGCGTTGGCTTCATTTGATGCTGCGAATATCTATCTGGGAAAGAACAGTAAAGAATCTATTATTGATTTGTGTAACAGCTCAGGTAAGATTGCTGGATATGCATCTGAATATGGTGATGTTGGTATAGAGTTAAGTGGACCACATTATGTGAATTTATTCACTGAAGGTGTTGAAGTAGACTCGAATTGTGCCAATAAATCATCTGCATTATTGATGGGTGATGAATATGTGGATATATTCCTGAATGATGGAAATGGAGGGTGGAGTTCACGAATTGCCCTTGAACAAGGCAATATCAAATTCCTTGGAAATTCAGTATTTTTATCAGATGTATCCTTTAGTCGTGACGCAACTTTCGAAACCTCAATAACAGTCAAATCACAAATTACTACTTTCCAGTTAGTAGCTAACGGGGGTGTATGGTTTAATCAACAGGTATGTTTTGCTAGTGCAATGTGGAACAAACTGGGGGATGATGTATATTTTGGGGATCAAAATATTGCTGGCGGTTTTTGTATATATGGTAATACTGGTTCACCTGGTATCTACTTCTCAAATACCGAGGGAAGTATATTCTCATTAACCAGTCAATGGATGAAATTTAGACCTGGCCCAGAGGACTATGGATGTATGTCACTAGGCGTTACTGATAATATGTGGGGGTTATTTCCAGATGTAGACAATTATGCGTTAAACATTGGAACATCCGGACATCGGTGGAGAGCAGTATATGCAAAAAACGCTACTATACAAACGTCTGATGAACGAGTCAAGACGATTTTGGGAACTGTATCCGATAAGTATTTGGAATTTTTTAACAAAATAGATCCAATTATATTTAAGTGGAATGACGGCGATACTGATACAAGACTTCGTATTGGTTTAGGGGCACAGACTGTTGAAAGAGCACTATTCGAATCTGGTATAAATCCTGAAGAATATGCCGGATTAAATCATGATTATTATGATAATCCCGGTTCAGATGGTTTGACAGATCGTTATAGCATGGATTATATCATGTATTTGCTGATAGCAGCAACACAGACAAAGAAGAACACTTATACTATAAAATGCTTAGAATCTCAATTGCAGTCTGCTTTATGTCAAATTGAGGCACTCAGAGACAAACTTCATGAATTAGAGATGGCAATGTAAAAGTTGCTGTCTCTTTTTCTATACACAAAAATAATTAAAGGAGGGCATACATATGCTTAGCACAATCAAGAAAAATATCACAATTTCAGCAACTTCACAGATCGATGGAAAAAATGCGGCAGGGTACTCCGCAACTATTAATTCAGAAAATCCAGAGGACGTAAACTTCTCTCAGTATCAGATAGACAAAGAACTGTATAAGAAAAATCGTACACAGTGTCGAAAAGATAGTGCCGAATTTGAGGATATGGTATACACCATTCAGGATCAGATGATTACAGAGAAAGAAGCAGCGTCTACGACAACCCAGGAGGAATAATCATGCTATCAAGTGAACATTTGAAAGGAATGACCGAAGAAGAACAGCAGGAACTTCATAAAAAGATCAACAAAATGACTCCAGAGGAATTAAATGGCTTCAGAAACAGTATGGATCCTGACAGTATGGGATTTGACGGGGAGGAGGCAATTTGATGGCAGCTGCAGCAGCAAAAGTAAGTAACTTTCCGTATAATGTTTTGACCAATATCGTTATTCATAAGTTGCTTACGGCTTACAATTTCAATGATGCGAATAATGTTAACCGAATTAAATATATTGCAATCCATTATGTTGGAGCGTTAGGTGGTGCTCAGGCAAACGCCCAGTATTATGCATCACAATATATTGGTGCATCAGCACATTACTTCGTTGGATTCGAAGGTGAGATCTGGCAGAGTGTAGAAGATGAAGATATTGCATGGCATGTTGGAGCATCCTCATATATCCATCCTGAATGCCGGAACAGCAACTCTATTGGTATTGAACTGTGTGTACGAAAGAAATCTCATGCAACTCTGAACGCTACTGATAAAGACTGGTACTTTGAAGATGCTACAGTTCAGTCCGCTATTGCACTTACAAAAGCATTAATGAAGAAGTACAATATTCCAGCTGACCATGTTATCCGACATTATGATGTAACTGGTAAGATCTGTCCGAATCCATATGTATACAACCTCTTTGATGCTACATGGGAAAAATTCAAAATGGCGATTTCTGATGGTGTAGAACCATCTACAGAAGTTACTGTAAAAGAATATTATCGTGTAAGAAAGACCTGGGCTGATTCAAAATCTCAGCTTGGCGCATATGAGATTATTGATAATGCAAAGAACAACTGCCCGGCAGGGTATCATGTATTTGATAACAAGGGAAATGTCATCTATACACCTGATTTAAATACTGTAATTACTGTAACAGGCACACAGGCATCTCAGATCACCGGTACTGAACAGGAGAGAGCAGCACAGTTAGCACAGGTAGTACATAAAACAGATAATACTGGAATTGTACATTCACTGACAGATGCTCAGGCTATTCTTGAATCTGGATATTGTACCACAGAGTTAGCAGTTAATGCTAATAACATCTTTGGTATGAAGTGTACCTTATCTGGTAATACGTGGCCAACTGTATGGGACGGTAAGAGCTACTATGAGAAATACAGCCTGGAATATGAAAATGGTCAGTGGGTAAATCGTAAGGCAAAGTTCCGTAAGTATCCATGTATCGAAGACTCTATCAAAGATCACAGCCTATACCTCATGAATGCCATGAAGGGATCTGTAAGACGTTATCCAGATATTGAGAAGATCAAGAATTACAAGAATGCGATCCGACTGGTCAAAGCTGGTGGTTACGCTACGGATCCTAACTATGTAGATAAGCTGGAAAAGATTATCGAGAAGTATAAGTTGTACTCTTGCGACGGTAACAGCCGGACTGACGATACATCAACACCAACTGTAGCTGGTAGTGTATTTGTAGTTCAGGCTGGTGCATTTAAGTACAAGGAAAATGCTATGGCTCGGGTATATGCGCTTGAAGCAGCTGGTTTTGACTCGTTCCTTAATTATAACGGTCAGAATTATGTAGTCCAGACAGGTTCGTTCAATAGTAAAGACAATGCCGAGAAACATTCAAAGAGTCTTAAAGATGCAGGCTTTGAATCTATTATTAAGATTGTAACACGGTAGTAAAAAATCAAAATGGTGGTATACAAAACGTAAGTATATTGCCTATAAAAAATAAGGAGGAATATACAATGAAATTTACAGAAGTATTTAAAGCGATGAAAAATGGAAGTAAAGCGAAATTGCCATCATGGGTGGGTATTGGTATTGGAATGCTGAAAAGAAAACAATCATGATACATACCAAAGATGGTGAAGAGCTGGATATCCGTGAAACTCTGGATGTAGAGTACACCATTACGTTTACATTTTCTGATGAATGGATTATTGCAGATGACACAAATTGCCCTCAGCTGGGAGGTGAAGCAACATTCTCATTCGGAGAGGCTATCAAGTATCTGAAACGTGGCATGAAAGTAGCTCGTAAAGGCTGGAATGGAAAGAAACAGTATATTCAGTTAGCAACTGGTATCTCATACAAAGATGCGGATGGTGTGATTGTTAATTGCAATCACGATGCTATTGGAAACAATGCTATTGCATTTGTAGGTACATCCGGGGTACAGATGGGTTGGTTAGCAAGTCAGGCTGATATGCTGGCTGAGGATTGGATTTTCGCATAAGGAGGACATATGTTAGATAAAGTTTTTGAAATTGTTAATTTATTTACCCATAACAGAATTATTCAGCTGGTAGTAGCTGCAGTTATTTTCGATACCATCTTTGGAGTGATCCGTGCAGTAAAAGAAAGAAAATTCAATTCCTGTTTCGGAATCGATGGTGCAATCAGAAAAATTTCTATGATTGTCAGCTTGTGCGGACTGCTGATTGTGGATTATCTGGTTAAGGTGAATTTAATTGGATTCGTACCCGAGCAGATCAGGACATTAATTGGTGTAACTACAATCGGAACATCAGAGTTTTTCGGTTTACTGTATATAGCATATGAAATTGTAAGCATTCTGAAAAATATGTATCTATGTGGACTGCCTGTAAAAAGAGTCTGGGCGACAGTACAGAATTTCTTGAGTAATTATACAGACGAGCTTCCCGATACTGAAGAGATTGAGGAGAATAACATCGGAAAATTAGATACTAATCATAACAAAGACCTATAGAGCAGCATCCCCTTAGAGGCTAATAACCTTTAAGGGGGGCACTTTCTTTTATATTTGCTTCAGAAGTAGATGACTGCTATAAATGGTGGTCAAATGCAGTTTATTTGTGCATTATTTGACTACTTTTAACCTAAAGATACTGTTGTTCCAACCATTGCGGTTTCCATCGAGGAAGCAGCAACAGCTGGTAAATTCTAAGAAATGGCTTAAAATAGGCATTTTCAGATGTGGTTAGAAGTTAAGAAAAGTCAATAAAAGTGGTATATTTGACCATTATTTGTCCATTACTTGACTATACACATTTGACCATCAAAATGGTGTACTTCGTTGATTGGGGGTACACCATTTTATTGCATTTTTTCTAAGTCTGTGCGTAACCATTCAAGATCTCTTTCCGTATAAGTTGATTCAGTAATATCTCTTATAGAATGACCGACCATTTCTTTCAGAGCAAACTCATCTACATTAGCTTTCTTACAGCGAGTAATGAATGTTTTTCTTGGGTCATGTGGTCTATGTTCGGGATTTAGATCAAGCGCTTCCATTATTTTATTGAAACGATATTTATATTTATCGTAAGTTATTTTATATGATCCGGAATAAGTTTCACCTTTATCGTTAAATAGCCACGGACTATTTAGGGTAATGGCTTTATCGTAATTTTGTTTTACAAGATCCTTTATTTTCGAATGTATTGGGACCATTCGCTGTTTGCCAGCAGATGTTTTCATACCTGCACACATATACCAGTTATTCAAAAATACTTCGTCAATTCTTAGTGTAGCTAATTCTTGTGGGCGCCAACCCATATAACATTGGATTAATACCCAGTCCACAAATTCTATTTTGTTGACATTATCCCATAACTTTTCTATTTCATCTTCTGTAAATATAATATGATCACGCTTATTCTCATTCTGTTCCTCAATAATCTCGTCAGACAGATCAAACGTTCTAGCATAATTTCGATCAACTAGTTCATATTCTAAAGCATAATCAAACATTAGATTAAATAGTGATTTCATTCGTGACTTTGTACTGGCAGATGGATAGATTTTTTCACCTATCTTTTTTCCTTTAGTCTCAATTCGATATCCCTTATCCATACATCCTTTTATATGTCTAGCACGGACATCTTTTATTCGCATATCATATAACGAGCTACAGTAAGACCATGCTGATATTATTGTACGAGTTGAAGATTGCCCTATTTTTGAAAAATAATTATCAGACCACTTTTCATATACCTGAGCTACTGTAAGATCTGGTGCAAGATCATATGGATTTCGATTATATTCCACTAAGGCACTATATGCATCATTATATGTTGGAAAGTATGCATCCGGTTTTAAGTTTTTCAAAATAGGTTTCCCTTCAGATGTTTTGCCGACACATACTCTGGCTCTAAATGGAGTCCTTAAATTTCTTCCTTTAAGTTCTGTAATACTTCCGAAACCGTTAGGTAATCTTCTGCGTTTATTTGCTTTTCTGGCTATTCTAGCTTTAGGAACTGCGTTTAATGGCATTCCACAGTGAGGACAAGCTAACGCTTTATCACTTACCTGTAATTCACATTCTGGACATTTGGTTAACATAACTATTCTCCTTTCGTTTTCAACTATATTAATAGAGTATATTGCAAAAAGTCAATACCTGAGTATGGTATTTCCATACGCAAGGGACAGAAAAGTAATATATTTTTGTAAAGTCAGACCGCGAAGATTACATAGCGTATTGTGAAAGGAGATGATTTGTATGATGAAAAAATTTATTAGAACATCTGACGTTTTTGAGCACAAGGATGAAATAAAACGGATGCAATATTTTAACTTCTGTCGAGAAAAGGCTTTAAAATGTGGTCTTATGTGTCGTTGTCATATTGACAGCAAAAATACCACACTCTTTATAGAGGGAAGAAAAGTAAATGTTCTCAAATATTATTTACTAACTGTATTTAAAACTGAAGATGGAATAGATGGTATAAAACGTATCATATCGATTATTTTTACGTAAACGTGATTGAGCTCTAACAAGGGCTCTTTCTTTTTTTATTTCAGAATATTTTTACCAAGATGAATCAAACTACTCATGAGTTTAAAAATGTTCCATACGCAGGGGACAACTATTTGGTATATTTTGGATTCACTGACAAAAGGAGGATAAGTTATGGATTATTTAACAGGATCAGTACCGGTATCAGTGGCAGCCAGAGTATATGGAAAAGATGCCTCATGGGTAAGAGCCGGGATCATATGCGGGTGGCTACCGATTGGAACTGCAACCAGAAAAGGAGAGCAAGTGACAAGCCTAGACCAGATGAATTCAAAATATGGTCGGATTAATTTTTACATATCACCCAAACGATTATACGAAGAAACTGGGTATTTGTGGAAAGGAGAACGATCATGACAACTATACGACCGAACATATCTTTGAGAAATAAATATAGAATAGAAAAAGAAAGGTTCTACGAGTTGAAACATTTTTGTTTACAGTACCCGGAATGGAAAAAGAAGTATTTGAGCATAAATGGGTTCATATCAACTAACCCGTTTAATGAAATAAAAACTAACAATATAGTGGACATCACTGCAGATTGCGCCATGGATCGTGAGTTTTATTCCAAACGAATGTCTATGATTCAGCAATGTACGGAAGCTGCTGATCCGTACCTAGCAAAATACATTTTAAAAGGTGTGACAGAGGAAATATCATACGAGTATTTAAAAAATATTTTAGATATTCCATGCTGTCGTGATACATACTATGATCGATATAGAAAATTCTTTTATATTTTAGATAAAGTACGTAAATAGCTGAAATTATGGTGTCTATACATGCAAAAATGATAATTATATTTTTGGAATATAACCTCTAAAGTATAGAGGGAATGAAGAATGTGCTAGATACACCAAATATACATTCCCTCAAGTGGTCGTTAAAGACCTGAAACTGTTTTTATTATATTCATCATATGATTTAAACAGCCATGACGATCTGTTATAATATATCCGTACATGCTTATATCATTGATGATTGCTAGTCATAAATTAGTAAAGCTAAGAAAATATTATTCATAAGAGGGCTTACGCTCTCTTATTTTTTCGCGCGAAAAATACTTATCCTTTAATGAGAAAATACACTTATTTAAGGAGGACAATAAACATGAAAATTTTAGGAGCATTGATACTAACGATTGTATATTTGGCATGCCTGCCAGTATTCACACTAGTGTTTCTGATAGGAGGATTCAAACTTGCATTGTTAGAATTGGTAGCGCTTGGGATTTATGTGGCTTTGATGGCCTTGATTCTTAAAAAGTGAGAGATTAGGAGACTTAGAGAAATCTGAGTCTCTTGATTTTTATAAATATTATATATGGAAGGAGGCGCAGAACAATGCTTGATAGAATAGTGATATTCAGTATATTCTTTATGGTATTTTTTGTCGGATGGACTGTACGTGGTGTACACGATGATAATAAAAAGACAAAATCTCGTTGTGGAACAGTGACCATAACCCCGACAGATGTCCCAGGAATATACGAAACACGGGTTTCTGTTAATGATATTGCCAGGTTGTACAATTCACATGAAGCTATATTTACAGTTGTACATACGCAGAATACTCAAGGGCTATTATGAACCATTAATATATTTTGAAAGGAGATTACATAATGGGAAAAAAGCATAAGAAACAGGTTAAAAGACGACTGGAAGAGATGATTGAACAGGAATCGTATAATGTCGAGACCAGCAGTGGTAAAGATCATGTGGAAGCACTCAACAACTATATGCAGCTTATTGAAACCCGTGACAAATTTGACAAGAAGAAAGAAAAGAATGAAAAGTCAGATTTTGATAAGGGCATTGAAGTGGCTAAGGTTGGCGTGCCAGCATTGACAGCATTACTGATATGGATGTCTGATGTTAAATTAGAGAAGGACGGTTTTCAGATGTTCCGGCCGGTTGGTAAATCATTGCTTACAAAAGTAACTTCGTGGTTAAAGTTTTAAGGTTCATGAGAGACTGTGAGAAATCATAGTCTCTTTTATTTTTGAGGTGTATATGAGATATCATCACAGATCTACTGAGATAAAAAAACACCCTGGATTTGTATATCGATGCAATCATTTGGTGTACCGAAGAGCTATGCTCTTTAAATCTGAAGATGGGCGTGGGTTATGTATTATTCAGCAGCACTTTAATAGGGCTGACGCTACAACCTATTGGACTGAGATAAATTATTCACTTGCCGGTGATATTTACAACAATCCAAGATTTCAGCATTATTTTGAGGTTATGGCCAAAGAACCTGTTAATGGTATATATCCTGCAGTACCAGTGCGAAAAGTAATGTGGGCTCTAAAAATGAAACCGCTCAGAAAGGAGAAATGGGAAACAACATTTGACAGAACTATGGTTTGATGCGCAATAATTTCAGATCCTTTAATGAAGAGATTGAGAATAAGGAGGAAATATCATGAGAGATTTTATTGGACTTATTATTGGAGGTTTATTCATTTTACTGGTGTGTGTATCAAGTATAACTATGAATAACAAATTTAATAACGTAGATACCTTGAAAGCAGAGATCAGTAGATTAGAGACAGAATTAAGCAATAAAGAGGAACAATTGAAAATCTATGATGTATATTTTGAACAATATTCAAAAGACAGTCATCAAGGATAATAAGAGAGTACATGCTCTCTTATTTTTTGCGCAGAAAATACTGATGCTATTATGAAGAAAATTTTAAGGAGGTTTTATTATGGAACAGCAAATTAAATTATTAAATGTACGAAAAATGGGATTGGAAAAATCAATGGATCTTGTACAGACATACCGTAAACGATTAGAAAACATGGGTATGTCTCAGATAGATTCTGGAATTTTGATAACTAATATTTTGAACACAGGTATTATTTTAAAAGAAAATTTTCATAATTCAACTAGTTTATGAAGTAGATTGAGTCACTGTTGTGGCTCTTTCTTTTTACACACGCATATTTTTCAATGTCTATTATGCAAGGATAACAAAATAACTAAAGAAAAGGAGAATATTTATTATGAGTAAGATTAAAGAACAACTTTATTTAGAATTTGGACCACATGCGGATGATTTTATGTTTGGTATTCCATACATAGATGGTGATCTGATACATTTTTACGTAAAGTTTTTAGAATCAGAGTTCGGATTGTATAGAGGCGTAGCAGTTTCTAGTGATTATAACATCGACAAGGGTATTCAAACCCAGGTGTTTACATCAGAAATGGGTAACTACGATGCTCATGAATTCGAATTTGAGTTCTTATTACCTAACGGAAATAAAGTAAAGATTAATGTTTATATGGACGACCTGCATTATACATTAGCAGTGTCCTATTAATAAAGATATGGAGATGTCATATTTGAACATCTCCTTTTCTTTTTACTTTATCTATGATATACTTATGTAAACTAAAAATGAAGGGAGATTCATATTATGGCTTTTCGGTTTACAAAGGATATTATAAATAAAGTGCTGAATAAAAACGAGGGATTTACAGATCGGACATATCACAAATCAAGAAATTATGAGGAGGAGAACATATATTCCATATCTGGGGGAAAATTAATGAAACGTTCTATTGGAAAAACATCCTGGTCCGATAGCAGATACGATAAAACTTCAGAATGTGATGTTGATCAAACGAGGCGGTTTTTAAGAGAACGAAAACAAAAACTTAACTTAAATATATAAAGATCGAAGCTCAGGCGTATTGCTTGAGCTCTTTCGTTTATTTTGCGCGTTTTTTTACACTTTATATTATGAAAACCATATATTGAAAGGAGATTTGTTATGGAAATGAAATGCACATTGGCAGATGCCAGAAAAATGAGTGAAGATGAATTACAGTCAGCACAGATGGAGTGCCGCGAATATTTGGAGAAACTTGGCATGGATCATGTTGAATCTGGAGATTTCATCTGCAAGATCATGAACATTGGTATTGCTTTGCAGGAAATATTTCAAGGTAAAAAGAAAAAATGATTATGGCTGGATTGAGCTCTAACAAGGGCTCTTTCTTTTGCACCCCGCGAAAAATACACATTATATTATGACAAACAATTATTTTATCAAGGAGGATAAAAACATGAAGAAGATTATTATTGGCGTAGTTATTGGAGCAGTATCATTATTTGGATTATTTAAAATCGGTGAATACGTTCACAGAAAGACTGTGGCAGGATCGCTGGTTAAAGAAGAAAGCAATGAGGATACAGACTTTGAAACAGAACCTGATACAGATTTTCTGGATGAAGATATTGAATCAGAAAAATAATTGTAAGCAAGAGGCTTAGAGGAATCTAAGTCTCTTTTGTTTTATGTGCGCATTATTATCAGTTCCTATTATGAACAATATATAGGAACGGAGGACATGGAAAATGACAATTGCAATTATATTCTTGGTAGTAACTAACGTACTTATGCTGGTGTGTATTGGAGTATTGTGGCGTCAAAATAAACGTGATGCAATACGACTTGCACGATCAACCGAGCAGGCTGGTTACTGGAAAGGATATCAAGATGGAGTGTCATCGGAAAGACGACATATGTATTGAAATAGATGATAGACATCACAATATGTGGTGTCTATTGTCTTTCCGCAATATTTTCTGTTCCTATTATGAAAGGAGGAGATCAGTATGAAGAAGAATAAAATTCTCGGTTATATTTCGGTAGCTGTGATGTCTGCTATTGGGGCAGTTATTTCACAGGCGATGATAGAAAAAGAAATCGATGAGAGATTGAAAGATACTGATAAAGCAGATCATAAAGAGACCAATTAGGTCTCTTTTGTTTCTTATGGAGGTAAAGTATGCGACATGTATCAAAAATACGAATCAAGCGGGCAGTACCGACTATCCTTACTGTGGTAGCAGCAATTGGATGTGTTGGGTCTGTTATCAGTGCGATTAACGATACTCCGAAAGCACTGAAATTGATTGAACAGACTGAGCGAGCTAGAGGCGAACCTCTTGACAAAATCGAAAAGGTTAAAGTAGGACTGCCGGCTTATATTCCAACTATGGCACTCACAGTTGGTACTATCTCAGCTATATTTGGAGCTAATGTATGCAACAAACGTCAGCAGGCAGCATTAGTGAGTGCTTATTCTATGTTAGATGCTTCATTTAAGAGGTATAGAAAAACAGCAAATGAGTGTTTCGGAGAAGATGCAGACAAGCAGATTTCTGAAAATGTGGCATTTAATGAGTTTCAAGAACAGAAGTTTCCAAAACCAAATAAACCAGATACATATATTTTCTATGATGAATATTCGAATAGATTTTTTGAACGAACTATGTTTGAAGTGCAGAATGCAGCATATCATCTGAATAGAAATTTTTGTATAAAAGGTGCGGTAGATCTTAATGAATGGTATCTATTTTTAGGACTGGACACTACTGATTTTGGATCAACAGTTGGATGGTCAGATGAAATGTATGATTTCTATGGATATTCATTTATTGATTTTGTATATGACGAAGTTACTGAGGTGGATGGCTCATTCATAGCTATTAGGATGCCATTTCCGCCAGTGCCAGAATTTATGGGTGAGGAATAAGAAAGGAGATAATCATGAAATTCAAAAATATTTTTAAAGGTGTGAAGATCAAACAGGTATTTAAAGCGGGAGATGTATTAATAAAAAAGCATTCTCCTGAAATTTTAATTGGAGTAGGTATCGCTGCCGGTATCACAGCTGGTATTTCAGCAGTAATGGCTACCCCAAAGGCGCTTACTCTTATTGAAGAGGAAAAAAGAGATAGACGAAAAGAAGCTATGAAGAATTCCATTGATGGTATGGTTTATGAACCAGAACCAATCACAAAACTCGATATGGTTGAACTTACCTGGAAAACATACTTACCATCAGTAGCTTTAGCTGCATTATCCGTTGTATCAATCATCAGTAGTAACCGAATTAGTTCCCGACGTACTGCAGCACTGGCAGCTGCGTATTCTTTATCTGAAACAGCTTTCAGTGAATATAAGGATAAAGTAGCTGAAACTATTGGTGAGAAAAAAGCTGGTATCATCGAGGAAAAGGTAGCACAGGATCAGATCAAGAAGATTCCAATGCTACCAGACGAAATAGAAGAAACAGGCCACGGTGAATTCTTATTTTTAGACCCAAAAAGTGGTCGATATTTCCGATCATCAAAAGAATTCATTGACCGGGTAATGGTAAAGCTCAATAGTCAGCTTATGAACGAGATGTGGGTTCCATTAAATGATTTATATGATGAACTTGGTATTCGAACCACAGAACTTGGACGTGATCTTGGCTGGAATATTGATGATGGCATTGTCAATATGTCAATATCGTATATTTCTGATGATGATGGTAATCCTTGCGGTGTTCTGAATTATATGCTCAGAACACGAACAGATTATCGTATCATGATGTAACCACGCGAAATATACAGTTTCTTTAATGGAGATATCCAATAAAAATATTCAGGAGGACAAGAACAATGGATGAAAACTATGAAGTAAATGAGGTTGAAACAACTGAAGAGGTTGAGAAAAGCAGTAACGATCTTATCGGAAAGATAGCTTTGGTAGGAGCCGGATTACTTCTTGGCAAACTTGTGTCACCTATCATTGACAAGGGTGTAAAGAAAGTCAAGAAAAAGGCAAAGAAAGCGAAAAAGAAAGCTCATAAAGCAGCAAAAGCCAAAGAGGTTGAAACTGATTACTTCGAGGATGAAGATTGTGATGAATAAAAATAAATATCAAAAGTTGAAGAGACTTAGAGAAATCTAGGTCTCTTTTGCTTCTGCAGAGGAGGAATGTGATGAGTTTATATACATACTCTGGACCTGTTACAGAATTTGGTAGATGTATCGTCAATAACTGGGAGGGTCAGACGTATGCACCCTCTAAAGCAAAAGCGAAAAGCAATCTTATTTATCAGTTCAAGAAAGCCAATAATAGACTTCCACAGTCGAAGATTGAGCTTCCAGGAACAATTACATCTGTAACAGAAAGGAGAGAAACATGGAAAAACTGAAACCTAATTCTTACAAGTCAAAACAGCTTGATAGTAAAGAGTCTCAGAAAGAAGAGAAACACGTTGAACGAGTGATATCTTCTGAGGTTCGTACAAAAAAGAAAAGTGGTTTGCGTAAATTGGCAGACGTCTTTATCGGTAGTGACGGACTTAATGATATCAAAGAGAATTTGAGTAGTGATATTCGTAAGACTATTTCGAATACTCTTACAGACACTATTCAGACACTATTAGTAGGCGGTCCACAGGGACGAGGGGGTAATACA